GTCAGGGTGAGTTCGGGGAGTATGCCACCGCCGCCAGCCAGCAGGAGATTCTGTTTGGCCAGCAGTTTGGACAGATCAACGACCGCCTGACCAACATCGGAAACGGCATCTGCAATCTTGGCTACGAGATGCAGGGCAACATTGGCCAGCTCGGCAAGGAGATGGCTCTGGCGCAGAACGGCACCAACATGGCCATCATGCAGACCGGCAACAGCATCCAGAGCCAGATGGCGCAGTGCTGCTGCGAAACCCAGCGGGCGATTGACGGCGTAAACGCCAACATCGAAGCCAAGTTTGCGGCTCTGGAGAAGTCCCAGCTTGAGCAGCGCATTGCGGAGCAGTCCGCCCGCATTGCCAGCCTTGAGATGGACAATCGGATGTATGGCGTGGTTCGCTATCCCAACGGCTACACCTACAATGCCGGCAATTCCCCCTTCTGCGGCTGCAATAGCTGCTGCGGCGCAAACATCTGACAAAAGCGAAAGGCCCCTCTTGGCCGGGTTATGGGCGGGGCTGGTGTCCCGCCCTCTTTATTTTGAAAGGAGATTTTATAATGTCTTGCAAATCTGCGATTTACACTGCTATGCAGACCCCCACGGAGGTTGCCGTAAACGGTGTCATCCCACTGGGCAGTCTTATCCGCCGCTACGGCTGCGATATTTCCCTGAACGGGAATGCCGTCAACATCATTGGCAAGGGCTATTATGATGTTGATGTGTCCGTTACCGTTGCCCCCACGGCTGCTGGGACGGTTACCGCAACGCTTATCAAGGACGGCGTTGTTGTCCCCGGCGCAACAGCTTCCGCAAACGCTGCGGCTGGCGCACCTGTTGCGCTGGCATTCCCCGCTCTTGTCCGGCAAGCGTGTTGTGCGTCCGGCTCTGCCCTGTCTTTGGTGTTGACCGGCGCTGCATCCACCGTCAGCAATGTTGCCCTTCGGGTACAGCGCATCTGACGGAGGTGCGGGATGAAAGTTATTGAAAAATTAGAAAGTTTTATCGATAGCGAAATCCACGATGCAGAAGTATATGCAAAGTGCGCCCTCAAGTACAAGGAATCCGACCCCACGCTTGCGAAACTGTTTTACGATTTGTCCACGGAAGAAATGCGACACATGGATTTGCTGCACGGAGAAGTTGTTCGCCAGATCGAGCAGTATCGCAAGACGAAGGGCGAACCGCCTGCGGCCATGCAGGCTATCTATGATTATCTGCACGAGAAGCAAATCGATAAGGCCAAGGATGTAAAGAGTTGCCAAAGCATGTATCGTAACGGCTGATTGCTGGGTAAAATTTGTAGCCCATGATGTAGCCCACGCAGAGCAATTTACTACAACTTGGCATAATTTTGCGCAACGCTTCACCCTACAAGCAGCCCGTATAGGGCGATAAAAAATCCCCGGAAACCCTTGATTTACAAGGATTTCCGGGGATTTGGCGCGGAAGGAGGGATTTGAACCCTCGCACGCGGTTTAGGCGTCTACTCCCTTAGCAGGGTAAATCAAACCCGCTACAAATCAATGGTTTGCGGAGATTTTGTAGCCCATTTGTAGCCCACAAAAAGGACTTATTTTTCGAGCTGATTTACTCCCCTGTGCGCCGCTTCCGTAGACACATGAATGTATCTTTGAGTGGACGCAAGCTTGGAGTGACGCATGATCTGCTGGACGACCGGCAACTCCACGCCTTTCTTTACAGCTTCTGTTGCTGTGGTGTGGCGGCAGGAGTAAGGAGGCAAATCCCGGATTCCGAGTTTCTTGGTGGTAGCATGGTATTCATCATAGAATTTGTTTTCATAGCCGCCATACAGTAGGTGTGTTTCCGGTGATGCAGATTCTGCCAATCGCTGTATCACTGGGGACATAAAAACCGGGAACACAATGGGGGTGTCTTTCCGCTTTTTTGTTTTCCGTCCGCATCCGTATATTTCGTGCTTTCCGTAGTCGATCATGTCGGATTTACAGGCGAATAATTCTCCAGGCATCATGGATGTGTAAATCATTAGGAGCATATAACCCACAAACAGTTCCCCATTGTCCCACGCTTCCCACATGGAATTTACTTCCTGCTCTGTAAACGGTTCTGGTTCTTTTTCCACCAGCTCCGGCAGAACAATAAAACGGGACAGATTTACTGTCACTGTGCCATTTCCACCGTTGCTGGCCATCGCCCTTTTGTATAGGTGTGACAGCAAGGATTTCATGTCACGGGCCGTGTAGTAGGATGTGGCTTGTTCGTTGACAACGGCCTGTAAATCATCTATGGAAAGTGTATCGATTTTCCGTGATATAATAGGCTCAAGGCGCTCCCGTGCCTTTTTGTAGCCTGCCTGCTTATCTGTGGAGAGCTTTTGCATATCGTTTTCGCTCCAGCCTTGCCACAGGGTTAAAAGCGTAGGAGATGCTTTTTGACCCTCTCCCGGCAGCTGGGCCGCCGCCCATTTCAGGGCTTCTGTTTTTGTCTGGAAGCCGCCCTTTGTGGGCCGTTTGCGAATGAGCCTATGGCTACCATCCGCTTCCTGCGCTGTGTAGGAATATCCAGCTGCACGGGCTGTCCATGTCTTTCCTCTTTTGTAGGCATTTCCTGCACCGTTTGGTCGTGACCGGCCTTTTCTCTTTTCAGCCACCTGTTTTTTGCCGCACGCATGGCAGTACACCGCCCCCGGCATAAGCTCAGCGCCGCATTTAATACAATTTGCCATTGTGTTACTCCTTTGATAGGCGTACAACCGTAATCATGGCCGCAATCGTTACTGCGCTCCCGGCCAGCAGTACGGCGATAAGCACCCACGCAAACACGCTTGAACCCCCGCCGATAATCATTCCCGTTGTTTTTGCGCGGAAATCAAGAAACACATATACGGCCAACAAGAGCATTACAATTATAAGCGCGGATATTGTGATATAAATTACCCTTTGCTGCGACTTGATGCGCTTGTGCTGCAAGTCTATGGTTTTCTTCATGCTCTCTACATTGCCCTCTAATTTGGCAGCTTTTATCTCCGATTCCCTGCTTTGTTTTAACTCCTCCAGCTGTTTTTCTGCGGGGACATTTTCGACGATGCCAAAATACCGATCCAGCGACACGCCCAAAACGGCGCAAATGTCACCGGCGTTATACACGCTTGGGGCTTTGGATGCCGATGCAAAATAGTTGTTGATGGTAGAAATAGAAATCCCCGTTTCGTCTGCCAGCTGCTGCGTGGTAATCCCTTGCCTTACCGTTGCTTCTTTGCAAATTTCTCTCAGCGTTTTCATACCTCTTTCCCCTTATTGGGCATAATCTACCCTTTTATTGCCGTGCAAATATTGTAAAAATCCCTTTTGGGGATTGCACTGCCCGATTTGTTTTTGATATGGTGGCGATGCAAACGATAAGCCGATAGGTGATTCGTGGGCAAAGCCCACCCTGTCCGGTGCGGGGGCGGGGTGGGCAAATCGAACAAATTTTCTAATTTTTTTATTTTTGTTGCACGAAACAGGGCAACAAACCCACCTCTGGCGTGTATAGGTGAAAAGACTTAATGCGGAGGAATAGAACGAATGTTTGCAATCGAAAAGAAATATGGTATAATTAGAAAAGAGCATCCTGCGCACGCCAAAGCGGATTTCCTGTCCGCACTGCGTACACTGACAGAAGAAGAACAAATCGAACTATGGAAGGAGCTTGAACAAAATGGAATTATCAAACGCAAAAGTCCTGATTGCATCTGACGGCGAGAAGACATTCGTCCTCGTAAATGGAACACCGCTTATCGGAGATAAGATTGACTTCAAATCTGATATGTACGGTGTCCGGCTCAGCGTGTCTAACGCACTGCTTACGCCTAACCTGTATAAAGCCAGTGACTTCGCCGCATTTGTGAAAAACAAGTTAGGTTATGATCTGTCCGTCATGTAAATCCCACATGAGGACGGTTTCCGGGTCTTGCTTATCCATGTAGGCAATGCCCACATCCGTCAGGACAACACCACCAAAACGAGAATACTCGGCATATCCGGCAGCACAAATCTCCTGTAACCCATCCTTTATTGCTTCTGGAATCGGCATGAAGAATGTGGAGTTTTGCTTCGACTGCCCGTATGCCCGGCGCTGGCAGTAATGCGTGTAGAGAGTTGCCAGCGCCTTTTTTGCGCTTCTTGTCAGCTCAACGCCCATCGCTGCGCCTCCTCTGCTGAATCTCTACAAGCTTCTGCATGGCCTCAAGAATCTGGTCATCCGTCCAGTTTTCAGCCTGTTCTTCCCAATCATTCATAGTCGGCACGAATCCCTCGGCATTTATGCCGGGGGCTTTTTTTATGCCTGGGTCGTCCGTTTCGCCCCGCAAATATTCCGGCGTTGTGTTAAGTTCCTCCGCAAGTATTCGGAGCGGTTCATCTTTGATGTTCGAATTTTGCTTTTTTGCGTCCCGCAAATATGTCGGTCCGAGATTCATCTTTTTGCAAAGATATATTTTTGATTTCCCGCTTCCCTTTATAAGCTCTTCAAGCCTGTCATATCTAAACAAAAAAGTGCCCTCCAATTTGTGAGAATTAACAAACTCTAAAAAAAGAGTTAAAAGGGCTTGCATAATTCCAAAATATGAGGTATCTTTATATCAGGCCCACCGGAAAAGGGTACAAAAACACCAGCCCCCACGAAAGCGGCTTTTAACAATTTCTTTTGGCGAAGGTATTGTACCGCAGTTTTTGTGGAGTGTCAAGTGTGAAACCTCATGAATATGAGTTTTCGGTGGGCGTTGACTGCGGCGGGGATAGAAAAACCGCCTGCGGGCTGTTTCCGCAGACGGTATTCCCCCAAATTTGTTCACCAGAACACCCTTGCA